CAGCTCGGGCAATGGCAACTCGGTGGCTTTGTGGCCCTGGACCGGCCCACCATCCGCTACATCCCGGTGGACCCCTTCCCCGGTTCCCCCTACGGCCGCCCCCTGGCCGCGCCTGCCCTGTTCACTGCCCTCTTCCTCCTGGGCCTGCTGCATGACCTACGCCGTGTGGTGGCCCAGCAGGGCTACCCGCGCCTGGACATCTCCATCAACTCAGAGCGTCTGCTCTTGGTGATGCCGGAGCTGGACCGCATGGACCCCCAGAAGTTCAAGGACTGGGCCAACGCGGTCCTTGCCGAGGTGCGAGACAGCTATAGCAACCTTGCCCCCGATGACGCCTACGTCCACCTGGACGTGATTGAGATGAAGCGCCCCGTGGGCACGGCGGACAGCAGCAGCCTGGGCGCGGTGGACGGCCTGATCACGGGCCTGGAGCGGATGCTGACCCGTGCCCTCAAGACGGTCCCCCTGCTGATGGGCCTGGAGCAGGGGGGCACAGAGGCGGCGGCCAATCGGCAGTACGAGTTCCACATCCAGGGCATCAAGGCGATGCAGCACTATGCGGAGAACCTGCTGCAGGGCCTGATGACCCTGGCCCTGCAAGCGCAGGGGGTGGCCGCAACGGTCCAGTGGCGCTTTGCCGAGAACCGGGCCAGCGAGATGATGCGCGACGCCACGACTCAGGGCCTCAAGCTCAGTAACGCGCGGCAGGCGTGGAATGCGGGCTATGTGAACGCCGACGAAGCGGCCATGATGGCTGTCGGTCACAAGGCTGATGTCCAACAACCCCGCGTCCTGGAGCGCGGTGAAACTCTGGACGCCGGCACGTCCTCCGTCAATGCGGCGGCGGCCGCGGACACCGCCGATGCGGGCAGCAAGCGCAGCACACCGCTCCGAGTGCTAGGAGGGGCCTGATGCTGGGCGATAACACGGCTGCGGTGACGCCGCCCTACCCCTGTGAGCAGCAATGGGCATGGTCACACTACTGGCGACCCGGCAGGGAAGACGCGGCCATCTCGGAAGCGGAGAACCCCGATCTGCCCGACGATGATCTGATGTTGCCACCTCCACGGCGACGCTGGTTCATGCGGCATCGTGGTTACGGCCGTTTGACCTCGCTTGGCCCGCCGCCGCAAGGAGAACCGCTTTTCGCCCGCTACGGCGGTGGCTATGTGCCAACTACGCCGCTGGACTTCACGCGGCTACCGGGCCCACAACCGCAAGGCAATCCTTATAGGCCAGATGAGCGGCTCATCGACAAGAGCGAAGGCTGCTGATGGACACGCCACAGCCAGGGCCGCCCCAGATGATACGGAAGTGACGTGATGAATAACAAGGCCACTCCCCCGGCTTCTGATGATGAGCCGGAACACGACGCTCACCCGCCTGTGCCGCCTGGCCCGCACATGCGCGATCCCGCGCTGCTGGGCGATGCGGTCAAGACGTTGCCCCGTGGCCGGGGGCCCGTCCTCAATAGACAGCGCCACTCTGGCTCCGACCGATAGAGAGGTGACGTAATGGCAACAAGGCCCCGGCATATCTGTATGCGTTGTGGCAACTTCTCTGAGAGCAATACGGCTACTATCTGCGCTCAGTGCGGCGATGATACCCGCATGGCTCCGGTGACGGTCACGCCGAACACGCAAGTTGGTGGATGGGATGTGGCCCTGACCGATGAGTACATCAAGCAACACACAGATGATCCGCGTCACCAGCAGCCCACCCCCAACGCTCGGCAGCATCGCCGGGACCCCCGCCGCGCCTCGCCGCAGTAAGGAGCAACCATGAACGACCCTCAGAATGAGACTGATCTGACCTTTAGCCGCGCGCTCACGGTCCACCAGCGCGCTGTCTCCAATGAGACGGACCTGCTGGCGCTGGCAAAGCAGCGGGCGCTTGATCCCTCCGTGTTCGACAGCTACCCCGCGTTCTTCTGGTCCGGTGAGGCCAGCAGCAGCAGATGGGACAGCTACGACACACAGATGGGGGGGAGCAGCCTCCAGAACTATGCCGCCGACGCCAGCGCGGGGGTGGCATTCCTTCGCAATCATGACTCAGGTACCGATCCGCTGGGCTACTCGCTCGCGGGCCGGTACATCGGCGCGCAAGGCAACGGCGTGGCCCGCCTGGAGGCCGACTTCTACGCGCTGCAAGATACGGCCACACAGCCCTACCTGGACAAGATCCGCGCCGGTGTGGTGCGTGACCTGTCCATCGGCTTCTATGGTGGCCAGTGGCTGTGCTCTATCTGCGGACGTGACATGCAGGAGTGGTTTGGTCCCAACGCCTGCCCGCACTTGTTGGGCATGACGTACACGCCGCGTGATGAGGCAGGAACCAAGAGCGGCGACCCTCAGAAGGCGCGGGCCACGATTGAGAACGCGCATCTTGCGGAAATCAGCGGCGTGTACGATGGCTCGACGCCGGGGGCCATGATCGGCAAGGCGCGCATGTTGGCCACCGAAGGACACCTCTCCGCACGGCGGCGCGAGCTTGTGGAGGTGCGCTATCACATTCGGCTACCCGACCCGACCCGGCGCTTTGCCGGCGCGGATGTCCGGTCGGTTGGAGATCAGGAACAGGAGGACCCCCGCATGACCCCACCGGGAGATGGCGCGCCGGAGACGCCGGCCACAGATGACACCCAGGAGCAGACGTCGGACAATGGCGTTCGTGATGAGCCGACACAAGGCGAACGGTCCACGGGCGCGGCTCCTCCCGGACGTGACGAGCTGACCACGCTACGGTCCCTGCTCAGCACGGGCGGTGTGGACGCAAGCGACGTGGTGGCGACGGTGCGCGCCCTCCACGAGGAGAACACGCGCCTACGTCCCCTGGCTGACGAGGGGCGGCAGTACCGCGTGGACCTGATGGCCGACGCGCTGGCTGAGGGCGTGCGCGCTGTGGGGGCCAAGGGCTTCGCCCAGGAAACCTACAAGGGCTTGCTTGAAAGCGCGCCACTGGCCGCAATCAAGCGGATGCGCGACGACTGGAAGGCGCAGGGCGACAAGCTCTTCGCCGGAGGCCGCCAGAGTGTTGACGACGGCGCCGCCCAGCAGCAACAGCCCACCGGACAGCAGGAGATGCCCGTACCGCCCGCCGCGTTTCGCGGGTAGCCAGAGCATAGTCGGCCCGGTGGTCCACGGGGCCAGGCCGGAGCCATAAGGGAGAAAGACAGATGGCAGATCCCCGTAACGCGGTTGACTTCGAGGGTATTGATGGCGTCTACGCCACCTACCTTGTTGACAACGCCACAATCACGTTTGACCCCACCAAGGTGGGCGGCTCGGCAAGCGCCGGACTGGCCGTAACCATCTCCGCTGATCGCACGGTGGCATTGACCACCGATGGCAGCGCCGCGGAGGGCAAGATCGTCCTGGTCGAGGCTGATGGCAAGGCAAACATCCAGGTAGGTGGCTACACCCGGTTGCCCGGTGGTCTCGCGGCCACGCTGACCCGTGGCACCAAGTTCGTGGGCGCTACCGGCGCCGCGGGTGCGCGTGGCTATATTCGCTCGGCGGCATCGGCCACGGCGGCGGAACTGCTGGTAGCCCGTGGCTCCATTGAAGACGCCAGTGACCCCACCGCCGTGGGTATCCGATTCTAAACGCGACATGCGCCAGCAGGGATTGGCGGCAAGAAAGGTGATGCAATGACAACTATCACGAACGTGAAGCCCCGCGCGGCTGACCTGCTGGCGCAGATGGGACCGGACATGTACCGCCGCGCTTATGACCGCGGCGTGTCCCTGTCGGCCTGGCTGGAGGCGCAAGACCCCAGCGCCGAATACAAGGATGGCACCGACGCCTTTCAGCGTATGCTGATGGTCAGCAACATCCGCACCACCAGCATCCCCGAGGCGGGCGTGTGGGCGGATGAGTTTGACGCTTTCCTGAAGGACGACCACACGCGCATGCTGGCTCCCGAGTGGATGGCCCGGCAGTGGCGCATGGCGACGACGGGCCGCTCCCCCAACACGCGCGCGGTGTACACCAGCGCGGACAACGTGCCGGGTGGCGCGCTCAACCCGTACTTCACTGGGCCGCCTGTGGTGACGACGATCCAGTCGGCTATCCCCCTGGATCAGATCGTGGCCATGAGCATGGGCATCCGCTCCAACATCTACCGGTC